ATGCGATACAAGATTAAAATCGGTGCTTTTATTTTCAGCAAGGAATCCCGACGAGTTTATAGCCGAACTGGAAGCGCGTATAGGCAAAAGGTGTTAAACCGGAGAAATATGACATTTTACGCAAATTGTAAAATTGAGGTAACTTTATAAAAAACAGACAGATTTCCGAACTTTTTTCGCAAACTTCCATACAATGAAATGTGAGGGAGCGGTCCCTGCAATAATCATTTAGGAGGTTAATATAATGGCGGATAAAAATACCACTCCATCGGTTGCGGTGATTGAACGCTGTGGCGACTTCGCGTTCAGGGAACGCTGCTGCGTGCATACCAAGAAAATTTACGATGCCTGCCGCGAAATAGTATGTGCAAGATAGAGGATATTGCCACGCATTTACCGCAGTTCGGTTATCTCGATTTCGGGCAGCGTTCCCCATTTGCTGCCTTTTGGTTTGTGGTATGTTGCGCGTTTTACGATTCCTTTTATCAGCTGATTTTTTTCATCGGCATTTCGCGTCCGGTATTCGGATAACAGTGTATTGATTTTCTTTACCAGAACAGCATCATCTGTCTTCTCTTTGCTGTTCTTCAATGTTTCTTGCGTTGCGGCAATGCTTTTGTTAATCTCTTCACGGCGGGTGATGAATGTGTCGATGTCGTAAACGCCTTGCTCAAGCAGCTCGTGCTGCTTTTTCATCTGCTGTTCAAGACGTAAGAGTTCGTTTTCGGCGATGGCTGTTGTATTAGGGGCAGATTGCCCTGTCTGGCAATGCGGGTCATTTTTGACAAGGTTGATTTGCAGAAGTTTTATACCCTCGACAAACAGTTCCTCAGTTACTTCAAGGCTGCTTCCCATCATACATCCGGCAGTCTGGCAGATAATCATTGGTTGATTATACTTTTTGTTTTTGAGGGGCTGACGAATCATGGCGCGGCCGCAATTTTTGCAGAACAACACACCTGCCAAGGGGTTCATAATCTGACCTTTGTTATATGGCGTATTATAGCGTCCCGCAAGCCTTTTGTTCGCCTCGTCAAACAGTTCCTGCGTTATAATCGGTTCGTGCAAACCCTCTACCACCATCCATTCATCGGCGGGTTTAATGCGTTTAATGTGCTTCTCGCCCGGATTCTTTGGACGTTCAAAACGATATTGATTCCACACGACCTTACCCGTATAAACAGGGTTGCGGATTATCTTTGCTATGGTAGACCTGCTGAACTTTGCGCCGCGCCTCGGTCTGTAACCTAAGGCATGAACGGTATCGGCAACGGATTGGCAGCCTTTCCCCTCTAAGTACATATTGAAAATCAACCTCACACCTTCCGCCTCTTTAGGCTCGATTTCAAGTGTGGGCTTTTTATTTACGCGCGTTTGTTTATACCCGAAGGGCGCGTTAGACAGATAGCACCCCTCCTCCACGGCTTTAACCGTGCCGCGCCGCAGACGATTCCGTATCATCTTATACTCCTCGCGGGCAAAAAGGGCTTTGAAGCTGATAAGGCTGTCGTCCATATCATCCGCCATATCATAGGTTTTAGCCGGGGTTACTATCAGCGTGCCGGATTTGCGGAATGCGTCAAAGATAAGCCCCTGCTCGTGCATTGCGCCGCGCCCCAATCGGTCTATATCCATGCAGAGTACGGATTCGTACTTGCTGAGGTTTTCCATTAGGCATAACATCTGAGGACGCGCGTAAAGGCTATCGCCGCTGACGACCTCCTCGTACACATCGGCGACTATCATATTCTGCTTGGCGGCGAAAGAGGTCAGTATCTCACGGTGACGGGACAGCGTGTCGGATACCGGCTCGTTCTCCTCCGCGCGGGATTTACGCAAGTACATAGCGGTTATCATAGACTACTCCTAAAATAAAATCAAATTGTCAAAACACTGCTTGACAACGCCGAACGAGTGTTCTATAATCGTTTTACATCGTGCAAGAGGAGTGATAAATAATGGCGCAGGAAATCTATACAAGCGAAGATGTACGACTGGCTGAACGAATAGCAGCACTCACGGAGGACGACCGCGCCAAAATCACTTATTTGGCTTGTTCTCTAGCCGCTCCAGAAGACCGAGTACATACTTCCTATCCTCTTCCGGCAGGGAGTTAATCATTTTGGCAGCCCGCAAATCCTCGTCTGTATAGGCGGGGGTTTCTTTCTGTTTTGCGTTATCAACTTGCCTGTCGGTCGGAGGTGTTTCAGTTATTAGGTCAAGTGATTCCATAATATCCTTAATTCCGTATATGTCGCATAGAGCAAGGAAAGTGCGAATCTTGGGAGAGCCAACACCATTTTCATAGCCATACAATGTTTTAGGCGAAATAGATATGCCTTTCTCTTTAAGGCGCGTTAAAACGTCATCTACAGATAGATGACTAATGGCGCGTTGCTCTTTCAATAGTTCGGAAATCTTTTCTTTTTCAATGAGTATCGAATATTCTTTCAGCAATGGAATCACTCCCTAAAGACAATAATATACACATGAAATAAGAATGTCAATAAAAATTCTTAAAATAAAAGAAAAAAAGTATTGACATTCTCAAAACATAAGAATATACTATAGATAGTCTTATTAAATAAGAAAGGAGATTGGGCTATATGTCACCGGAAGAAAGCATTTGTAAAGTGATTAAAAGAAGCGGAATGACAATCAAGGCTGTAAGCGAGCGGACGGGAATCCCGTATAACCACTTACAACCGAGCCTTAAAGGTAATCGCGAAATGAGAGCTGACGAGTATATTACACTGTGTACATTTTTTAGAGTTGACCCCATGTGCGAGCGGAACACGGCTTAGTTTGTTAACCTAACCCCAGTATGTCACGAAGCTCATCGGATGATAGAACCCGTCCACTTAATGATTGCAACCCTTCGTCCCAACAATCCAAGCAAGGCGTATGACCGTAAGATTTAGCCAACTCAATATTATAGATAAAAAAATCTTTACCTCGTATGTGATTGCACCCGTAATGATGGTATTGGCTCTCTTCGGTTATCACAATCGCCGCATAGTTACGCATAAAATTAAACTCCGACCGCATATCGTTTATTTCTTGAAAGCGTTCGTGGGCAAGTTTATAAGCGGAACTCAACTCTGCATGGAGTTCGTCAATCTCCGTATTCTTACTAACCAAATCTGCAAAATGCTCGCGTTTGAGACTTTCAATACCTGCATCGCGCATTTTAAGCCGACTGTGATAATCTACCGCAAAAGCTGTGGCGGCAATCATTAAGCAGACGGAGATAATAAGCGCGGCAATCAGAAATGGATTTGTTCTACTTTGTTTGCGTTCGGCTTCGACAGCTATCTGTGCGTTTTGTGTTTCATCTTCTTGCGTCTCTTCCTTATCATCTTGACTAGTTTTTTCATCTAAATTGCCAAATAACTTCTTGATAGCTTTGTCTATTAATCGTTGCTCTGCTTCATTCAGCGGCGTATTCTTGAGTTTATCCTGTGCTTCAATCCAACTGTCCAACTTGCTCTCCGGAACACGAACCGTAAATCCATCATCTGTCTCAATCATGAGGTATGTTTCTTGTGAATGCTCCTTATTTCTCTGTTTTACATCTTCATCAAACGCTTTCTTCCAAGCCCAAAAATCGTCCATATTTTTTATTGGTTCTCCGGTGACTGTGTTTGTTAATTGTGCAGTGAGAAGTAATTTCGCAATTTCCTTTCTATGAAGCGCACGTTCGGCTTCGACAGCAATCTTCACAGCTTGTGAAATATGAGAGTTGTCCGGTTTTTCCTCCCGGCAATTAACCCAACGGAAACCCGATTCTTCCGCTTCTAAAATATCAGCTACATATTTCCCTTCGTCTGCGTAGACAACAGAAACGCTGTCGTACCCCCTATCAAACGGCAGATAATAAATACGCTTCCCCGTTTTAGACACAACACACTTGATTCTCGGATACTCAATAAACGGTTGCTTCTCGCAAATCTCAATACCTAGCTCTTTCGCGCATTTTCGAGCGGCATAGGATAACTGAGACGTTGTATATATAACTCCGTATATTTTTGAAACTCCCCGTTGCACTCGCATTTGACTGACAGTGCCGAAGAGCTGATGAATATATTTTTCGTGAATTAACTTATCCTTTGCCCACCGCTTACACTGGATAACCTTTATACCATCATCGGTATGTACAATCAAATCGCGCCCCAAATCACCCATGCCCATGACAGCCCCGCAAAACTGAACCCTATAACCTTGCTTCTCATAAAGATAACCGACATATCTCTCATACTCAATGCCGATTTCATAATCTGATTTTTTAATCATCATATAGCGGTCGAGCGCAAACTGGCGGTCTTGAGGTGTATTTAGCAAAATACCATCAAAATTAAGTTTGGAATCCAAGCTAACCACTCCTTATCATCCTTTATCTTACCGCTCATCATTCCAAATGTCAAACACGTCATAGTACAACTGTTATTTTCAATATCCTGTATCGGAGGGATTTATATGACTGAACTAAAAAAAATCAGAGAAGAAACGCTCCCTGACGGCAGGACAGTTGTCTACTTTGAAAACGGCGGGAAGATTACCGTGCCGCCCGTAACAGACGAATGGCGAGAACAGAAAGGCAAAGAACTCTATCGGATGATATATAACATGAAACGGTAATTGCAATCGCTTACATAGAAGATGATTAACACGAGAGGTGCAAGAGTATGAAAACGGACGCGGAAATCAAGGCAATCGCGGATGAAATATACGACACACTGAAAAATTACGGACTAACTATCCGGGAAGCCTGTGGTGTTTTGGGAGCTGTCACCGTCAGAATAAGCGAGAAAAAGCCCGTGCCAGTCGCCGCAACCCCAACCAACCAGAAATGTTTCATCAAACCAACCCTCGAAGAGGTCGCCGCATACTGCATAGAACGCCGTAACGGTGTTGACCCGCAGAGTTTTATCGACCACTATATCTCCAACGGTTGGCGTGTTGGTAAAGTACCTATGAAGGATTGGCGAGCGGCAGTTCGCACATGGGAGAAAAGAGAGTTGAGGGTAGATGGAGGCAACCCGAAAAAACCGTCATCACAGCCAAAAAGCAATAAAAGTAAATTTGAAGCCCATCATTTGATTGAAGACCGCGAACGCCGCGCCGTTGAGGAAATGAGCAGGTACAGGGAAGCACTCACCGCACACTAAAGAAAATTGAAAGAAAGAGGTTGAAAACCATGTTAACTAACATCCCCATCGAGCGGATACTTCCGCATCCGAATAACCCGCGCCAAAACCTCGGCGACCTAACGGAACTCGCCGCAAGTATCAAAGAACGCGGCATACTGCAAAATCTGACCGTCATACCCCAAGACCCCGAACAGTACAAAAAGATGATAGACAGCAAGCGCAAATACCAAGGTAACTACATAGCCATCATCGGTCACCGCCGCCACGCCGCGTCTAAGCTCGCGGGACTGAACGAAATACCCTGTACCGTTGCCGTCATGGATGACAAAGAGCAAATCGCTACAATGCTTTTGGAAAATATTCAACGCAGCGACCTCACGCCCATCGAGCAGGCGCAGGGCTTTCAACTGATGATGAATTTTGGCGAAACCGCCGTAACCATCGCGGAAAAAACGGGTTTTTCCAAAAGCACGGTGTACAGCCGCGTAAAATTGCTCGAATTTGACCCGGACAAGCTCAAGGCGGCAGAAGCTCGCGGCGGTACGCTTGCCGACTACGCCGCGTTGGACAAAATCGAAGACAAAACAACCCGCGAAAAAGTTTTGGACAAAATAGGAACGTCCAATTTCAAATATGAACTGCAATCAGCCATTGACACCGAAAAACGAGAAAAGAAGCTCGCTAAAATCATTGAGGATTTGGAGAAGTTTGCGACAAAGGTAAAATCCGATAAAGGTCTTCAATATGTCAGATATTTTTATCAAGACAGCGGCAAGATAGAAGTTCCGCCGGATGCTGACACGGTCAAATATTATTTCACTAAGAGCGGTTATTGCATAAATCTCCTCTGTGACAAAACAGCCGAAAAACCCGAAGAGGTTTTGACCGAAAAAGAGAAAGCGAAGATAGAACACGAAAACCGCCTTAAAGAAATCACCGCCCGTATGTACAAACTGCGGCTTGAGTTCGTCAAAGGTATTTCCGATTCACACGCTAAGAAGCATTTACCGGACATCGCGGAATACATTCTAAAACAATCACTTGACAGCGGATTGCGTATCAGCAAAGACAGCACGGGTAAGTTGTTGGAAGCGATACTTGATGACAAGAAAAAACTCGACTTTGACGCTCTTACAAAACAGTGCGTATTCTCACCGTCATGCACGCTGCTCTATGCCGCAATGAGTGTTGACTGCGAAAGTTCCCGTTATTACGATTGGGAGCTAAAACACAATCCTATGAAATATTTAGACGAGCGGTACGACTTCCTGTGCAAGCTCGGATACGAGATGTCGGACGAGGAATTGGCAATGCGTGACGGCACGCATGAGTTGTTCGGGGAAACGGAGGGTAATGATGAATAACAATCTCGAAGCACTTAACAACCACCTATTTGAATTATGTCATTGATTGAACACACGCTTTTCGGGAAAGTGGACAAAGTTCAAAAGGCAATCGAGAGGATAAAGATGTGCGACCCAATATCAAATGGGTATATGGACGAACCCTATTATACCGCATATAGCGGCGGAAAGGATAGCGATGTATTAAGAATCCTCTTTGAGCTTTCCGGGGTTCGCTATGACCTTGTACATAACCATACAACGGTAGATGCTCCCGAAACCGTCTACTATATCCGTTCAATACCCGGTGTACAAATTTCTAAACCGTACATAACCATGTGGGAGTTGATTGTAAAAAAGCGCATTCCGCCTACTCGTATTGCGCGGTATTGCTGTGAACATCTGAAAGAGCGCGGTGGGCAGGGGCGGTTTGTTGCAACGGGAGTGCGGTGGGCTGAAAGCATAAACCGGAGAAACAGGCGCGGAAGCCTTGAAATCGAAAAATCACGAAAACACATTATTCTAAATGCTGACAATGATAACAATCGCCGATTATATGAAAGTTGTATGTCACAAGGAAAAACCATACTTAATCCTATTATCGACTGGACGGATGAGGACGTATGGGAATTTCTACATCATCACGGTTGCCGCTCGAACCCGCTTTACGAATGCGGATATAAGCGAGTGGGGTGTATCGGCTGTCCCATGGTTGTCAGCAAAAAGAGGATTGAGGAGTTTAGCAAATACCCCAAATATAAGAACGCTTATATCCGTGCCTTTGACAAAATGATTGTTGCACGCCGCGAAAATGGACTGCCTACGGAATGGCAGACAGGCGAAGATGTGTTTAACTGGTGGGTAACTAAGCCGCCGAAAGCAAATGACTTTGACGGATTGCAAATGGGTTTTCTCGATTATTCGGATTTTAATACTTAGGGAGGTAATGAAAATGAATAATAATCTCGAAGCACTGAACAACCACCTGTTTGAGGTGCTGGAACGCCTGAACGATGACGAACTGATGAAGGGAGAAGCCGCGCTTGCGGAAATCGACCGCGCTAAAGCCATAACGGGCGTTGCCAAGACCGTCATCGACAACGCCGCTCTCGCGCTCAAAGGCGCGGAACTGATTGCCGAGTACGGTGACGGTGTCAAAGTCAGACTTCCGGCACTGCTGGCTGAAAACAATGGATAGCATAATTATTGAACTGCGGATAATGACCGCCCCTACACACCGCAGAACCCACAGTTACACTCCCGCGCAAATCGCTTTCATCGCGGCGAACGTAAAGGGACGCACATTTGCGGAACTGACCGAGATGTTTAACCGCGAGTTCGGGACAAGCCTTAGGCGTAATCAAGTGGCAAGTACCGCAGGTAATAAGAACCTATGCAACGGCTTGTCCGGCGGTCAGTTCAAAAAGGGACAAGTGTCGTGGAACAAAGGCAGGAAGGGCATTCATCTTTCCCCGGAGACTGAGTTTAAGAAAGGGCAGATGCCGCATAATAATCTCCCTGTCGGTACGGAGACAGTCCGCGTTGACGGCTATACATGGGTGAAGATTGCCGAACCGAACAACTGGAAAGAGAAGCACCGTTTGTTATGGGAAGCGGCACACGGCAATGTGCCGCCGGGTCACATCGTCACATTTGCGGACGGCGACACGCAGAACCTATCGCTTGATAATCTGATTTTAATAACACGCGCACAGAACTCGGTGCTGAATCATCTCGGGCTGAGATTCAACGATGCGGAGCTGACAAAGACAGGAATCCTTATAGCTGATGTGAAGTTGGCGGCGGCTAAGAGAGTGAAAGGAGAAAGGAAGGTAACGCTATGATTCAAAGACGAGTGTACTTAGAGCAAACTTGTGAGACTTGCGCCCGTGCGAGGTCGTGCTTTTTGAGAGCAACGGGAGAAACGTCATGCCGCGAATGGAAAAAGGGTGTCACGCTAGGTGAAATTAAAGCAAAGAGAGGTAACGGTTATGTTAAAAACACTCAACAACCCGGTTGTGCTGTCAATACATATGCTAATTCTGCGAGTTAGGGTGTTTGTGCTTATCGTTAAGTTATCCAACGGGAACGTCAAACGTGCGCGAGATTGGTACGGCGCGAACAGAAAGGTCTTAAAAATGTCGCGGAATGTACGCGACAGATATATCGCGAAAGGCAGAAGCGAGTACTTAAACGACCATAGACGTATGCTTAGGCAGTTAAGGGAGAGGGGCGGCGGGTTGTGAAACCGCCCGAAAGACCCGCGTATTCAGTTAAAATAAAAGCCCTGCGGACGGCTAAAGGCTGGACGCAGGACAGTCTTGCCATGAAATTATATGTATCTAAGTCTATGGTTGTCAGGTGGGAGAGCGGAACAGCAGAACCCACGGCTACCAATTTAATCAATATGGCGAAAATTTTTGATGTTTCGATTGATTACATAATAAAGGAATGAACGAGCGGCCAATGACCGCCCCTACATTATATAAGTATGCGTTCGCGCGTATTTTATACGGCTCATAAGAGCCTAAGATTACAACCAATCCCCGAACCCCCTAAATCGTGCGGAGGTGTAAACCGTGAAAGGCGTGAAAATAATGGTGCGTGAATATGTGTCCGGCGCGGTAGTCGAGCGGTCGATGTTCCCGGTCGGCAACGCGGCTAAGGTCAGAAATCCGAGGCGCAAAGGCTCTACCCCTCTGAGAAAGCAAGACCAGAACGACAGGATGGCGGTCAAGCGTCTTGCCCGCGCGATAAACTGCAATTTTTCACACGGTGATATTCTTATCACGCTCACATACAGCGAGGAAAGATTAAACAAATTGTTAAAATCAATTCCCGTAGGGAACGACGCCCCCGGCGTTCCGCCGTCACCCGATGCCATCCGCAAGGCCGCCATCCACGAGCGGGACTGTTTTCTTCGCAGGGTAAAACGCGATTTGGAAAAACAAGATATAAAACTGAAATATATCACGGTCACATCGGACATTGACGGGGAGACAGGCGACCCGGTGAGAATACACCATCACGTACTGCTGCCCAAGGAGGCTTTTGATGCCGCTTTCAAACATTGGTGTCGGGAAGAGGTGGATTACCGCCCGTTGAGAGACCAAAAAGATTATACATCTGTTGCAGTTTATTTACTCCGTCAAGTGCGCCGCCAGCCCGATATGAAAAAGTATTCGACAAGCCGCAATTTGGACAAGCCCGTTATCAGAGAAAAAATAATCACCGCTCCCGCCGAACTCAAAGCACCGCGCGGAGCTGTCGTTATGCACCGCGATGAATATGACTATCAGACAATGACGCAGTACATACGGTTTATTAAAAAAGTTAACAATGAACAACGAACAGTTAACAACGAGAGGACGCGATTGTAGGGGCGGCCGTTCGTCCGCCCGTTTTTTTGACGGGTGCGGCAAGCGGCACCCATACAGGATTACGAAACGAACAAAATATAGTTATTTGTGCAGATACGGAAGACATGGGAAAAGGGGGCACGGGGGATATTCCCCCGCATAGGCCGCCGGCCGCCCGGTCCGCCCGTGAATTTTTGCGTCAAAATAGTCAAATTTGACAATTTGTTAGTCGAAATTTGTGTTAACATAATTTCAAGGAGGTGTACGGGCATGGAGATAAAGGAGCTGGAAAAGCGGCTGAATATACGGCAGCGGAAGTTTGTCGCGCATATCCTTGAGGGCTTGAGCCAGACGGAAGCGGCTATACGGGCGGGTTATTCGGTAAAGACTGCCGCAAGTCAAGCGAGCGACCTCCTTAAAAATCCGAAGGTTGCCGCGTACAGGCGCGTGCTCGCGGGCGTGATACTTGAACAGCAGGGATTGACCCCCGATGCTATTTCGCTGAAACTGCTCGAGATTTACGAGCGGTGTATGCAGAAAAAACCCGTTATGGAGTGGGATAAAGACAAAAAAGAGTGGACTGAGAGCGGCGAGTGGAGATTTAACGCCAAGGGCGCAATCAAAGTGTTGGAGCTGTTGGGCAAGAACGCGGGGATGTTCACCGACAAAGTTGAGCATTCGGGCGCGGCCGCGCTGAGGATTGAGATGTGCGATGAGGTTGTGCGGGCGGGGGTGTAGGGGACGCTGTCCTCAGCGTCCCGCGAGATTGCGGGTCAAGCCCGCAATGACGTGGGGGTGCGGTTATGACAAATATTAAAATTCCAAACCCGCAGCCCAAACAGTGGGAATTTCTAACCGCAACGGCGCGGTATGTGGGTTACGGAGGCGCGAGGGGCGGCGGCAAGAGCTGGGCTGTGCGTACTAAAGCCAAGGCATCATGTTTGAAATACCCCGGGATTCGTGTTTTGATACTGCGGCGGACTTATCAGGACTTACTGGAAAATCATATAAACATCTTGCGGGCTGAACTCTCGCCCATCGCGCGGTACAAAGAGAGTGAGAAGATACTGACATTTGTCAACGGTTCGGTTATCAAGTTCGGTTACTGTGATTGCGAGCGGGATTTAGGGCAATATCAGGGACCGGAATATGATTTGGTTTTCTTGGAAGAGGCGACACAGTTTCCCGAAGATTGGTTTAAGATATTGGCCGCCTGTGTACGCGGTATTAACAGTTTCCCGAAACGCCTTTATCTGACGTGCAACCCCGGCGGCATCGGTCACGCTTGGGTAAAGAGGTTATTTATCGAGCGGGACTATCGCGGCAACGAGAACCCCGATGATTACGTTTTCATACCCGCGAAAGTGACGGATAATGAGATACTTATGCGTACAAACCCGGAGTATATTCATTTCTTGGACAACCTTCCGGCGGATATTCGTGAGGCGTGGCGTGACGGCAACTGGGATGTGTTTACGGGGCAGTTTTTCACAGAATGGAATCGTGACATACACGTTATTGAGCCTTTTGAGATTCCGGCGTGGTGGAGGTTATATATTACGCTTGATTACGGGATGGATATGCTGGCGGCGTATCTGATAGCCGTCAACGGCGAGGGCGAGGCGTTTGTTGTTGATGAGGTTTACGAGGGGAAGGATTCAGGCGCGGGACACAACGGGTTGATTATATCCGAAGCGGCGGAACGATTGAAGGGGTTGGACGCGGGACGGCGTGAGGGAATAACATTTCTTGCGCCGCCGGATTTATGGAACAAGAGGCAGGAGACGGGGCGCAGTGCCGCCGACATATTCGGTGAGAACGGTATCGACTTGATAAAGACATCGAACGACAGGGTTGACGGTTGGATGGCGATGCGTGAGTGGATGAAACCCTGCGCGGGAACGGACGGCAGTCCGACCGCACGGCTGAGGATATTTCGGGGTTGTGTTAACTTGATACGGACGCTTCCGCAGCTGATGTACGATACGAAAAAGCCGTCAGACGCGGCAAAAGAACCGCACGAGGTAACGCACGCGCCGGACGCAATCAGGGGTTTTTGTGTGTATTGGACGAGTAAGGCGGTCAGACGGGGACACGGCGCACCGGGGGCATCGCGCCCTACAAAATGGACGGAGGATATGTGGGAGGATTACAACAGGGCGGGTTCTGATGGTAAGAAGACGTTAATTGGAATGTGGGGAGAGCCAAAGTAATGAGCCCCCTTATTTCTAAGGAGGCTCTGCCGACAGGCATGGAAGCCTGTCACAACTGAAGCGGTTATGCCGACGAGCATGGAAACTCGCCATAACTGTACAGAATTTATTTGCGTTGGGTACAGTCTAATGTATTATATGCGATTTGTCAAGAAATATTTTCTGGAAACTTTTCTTGTAAAGCCGCAACTCGCTTTTCTAAAAATGAAATTCGGTTATCTTTCTTCTCCATCATTTTGGACAATCCGAAAGTATTAAGCAATTTTTTGTCAATAGAGGGGATTTCGTCTGTAAGCGTACAAATCTTAAACAATATTCGCTCTTTTGCAATAGTCCTGATATGTCCAAGGTCAATCGCGCCGCCCAACTGAACTTGAACACCGTTTTCTTTATAGTAATATGTACCTGTTATAGGAACATGAATGTCCGGTATTATCCGACCGCTGTCCGAAATAATCGCGCATATGAATGTTGCTGCTGAGAAACCGAAGGCATCGGATTGCACAACAACACAAGGTCTTGCTTTGCTTTGTTCGCTTCCTATGTTTTCGCCGAAATCAACATAGTAGACCTCACCGCGCTTAACAGACCACGACCTTCGGTCCGTTCTATTAAAGTGATAATATATTTTTTGAGAGTTCCAATTACTCAACCGCTGACACTTTGAATAAATTTTATTTTCAATATCCGTCAATCAATCCACCACCCGCTTTTTAATATAGCAGAAAATGCAGAAAAACGCAAGAAAAAGTTATCGATTAGGCAGATTTTGCATATAGGGGAGGATACGATGTCAAAGAAGTCAAGAAAATCCGGAAAATTAAAGATATGGCAGAGCAGGCTTTCGCAGAGTGATGCCGCGCTGTCCGCTGAGTTTGCCCAAATGGACAGTCGGGAGCGTTTGTATAACGGTGACGCTGTCATTAAGCCGCTCGTGACGGGTGACGCGAAAAGAGACGGGACTTATAAAAAAACGGGTCATGTCCGCAATATAATTTTTGAGAACATCGAGGGTCAAATCAGCTCGTCAATCCCCTATCCGAAAGTGACGGCTTGCCGGAAGTCAGACGAGAAATGCGCCGATATTATCGAGAATTTTTTACGCAATGAGCTTGACCGCCTGCCGTTCGAGATAATGAACGATATGGCCGAGCGGACTGTATTGATTCAAGGCGGCGTGGGTTTTTTGGTGGAGTGGGATAACGCTGTACGCACACATTTCACGGTCGGCGAGGTGAAGGTCACGGTCATTCACCCGAAGCAGTTCGCGCCCCAGCCCGGCATTTACACAAGCGTGAATGATATGGACTGGATTATCATTAAAATCCCGACAACTAAAGACGAGATTTACCGCAAATTCGGGAAGGATGTTCGCCGTGAGGGCGAAGCTGAACCGGAACTCAGAAGCTCTGAGGATGCTGACTTTAACGAGGATGCCGTGACGAAGTACATAGGCTTCGAGAAGAATGACAGCGGCGGCATAAACCGCTATGTTTGGGTAAATGATGTTGAACTGGAGGATTTGAAGAATTATCAGGCGCGGCGGCAGCCTGTATGCGCCGCTTGCGGTGAGGTTAAACCGTTAGTGGGTGAACCAATCGGGGCCGCCCGGTACGATGGCGGGGCGTGTCCGTATTGCGGGAGTGATTCGTTTACGACACGCGAGATGGATTTTGAGACGCACATGATGCCGTCCGGGTCAATGGTTGAGATACCGTTTTACAGACCGGATATGTATCCGATAGTTTTACAGCGCAGTGTTTCCGTTCACGGTCAGCTCTTCGGCAACAGTGATGTTGACCAAATCCGCGACCAACAGAACACGACAAACCGCCTGTCACAGAAGATAAATGACCGCATGATGAAGGCCGGTACGCGGGTCACGCTTCCCGACAATGCGAATTTCCGCACAGACCCGGAGGACGGCGAGCGGTGGTATGTCGCTACCCCTGCCGAAAAAGCGTTGATTGACATATATGATTTCTCCGGGGACATAAGCCCGATATTAGCGTGGCGGCAGACTGTTTATGACGAGGCGCGGCAAACTATCGGCTTGACGGACAGCTTTCAAGGCCGCCGCGATACGACCGCAACGAGCGGAAAGGCGAAGGAGTTCGCGGCGGCACAGGCTGCCGGACGCTTGGAGAGCAAGCGGGTGATGAAAGACGCGGCGTATGCGGATTTATTTGAGCTGATGTTCAAGTTTTGGCTTGCGTATTCAGACGAGCCGCATTCTGTGGTATACAAAAATGTCAAGGGCGAGAATGACTATTTGGAGTTCAACCGCTATGATTTCTTGGAAGCAAACGGCGGCGGGGCATGGTATTGGAATGACGAGTTTTTGTTCTCGTGCGATGCGGCTTCCGCTCTTGCGGGAAACCGCGAGGCTATGTGGCAGGAGACGCGCATGAATTTGCAGACGGGCGCGTTCGGCGACCCGAGCAGTGTTGAGACGCTGATGCTGTTCTGGACGAAAATGGAGGAGCTGCACTATCCGGGCGCGGGGAACACGAAGAGATTTCTTGAAGAGCGTTGGGAGAGGGAACAAATGGCACAAAAAAAACCGCCACTGCCTGTTCAACAAATCCCGCCTGAACCCCCCGCCGCTGAGGCGGCGACCCCCTCAATAGGGGGTGCGGGGGACGGGGGATTACCCGACATCCCGCCGGAGATGTTGCAAGCCATCGAACAACAGGCAATGCAACAGGCGATGCAGGATTCCATGTAGGGGAGATTTAGGAAAGGAGGTAAATCCATGAAAAGCAAGGGTTATGCCGGGAGCATTAAAAACACCGGAACACAGGTTGTCAATGCCCCCAATCAGGTTGCCGCACCCGCAAAAACGGGTACAGTCAAAACAGGCAATGATTTGAGAAGCAAGTAGGGACGCGATATATCGCGTCCGCGTAAAAACGCAGGAATAGCGGGAAAATCCAAAGGAGATTTAATATGTTGAAAGAAAATCAAGTATACGAAGCATTGGGTGTAGGGCGTGACGACCTCGGCACGCCGACCACAGATAACAGTGATGTAGGGGACGATGCCCACATCGTCCCGCAGGATGAACCGACAGACGCAGGAACAGCGGGAAAATCCGATAACCCTGTAGGGGCGGATGGTTATCCGCCCGAAGAAACCATTCCGCCGGAACAAACACCCGAACAACGAGCGGAGAACGCTGCGAAAAGACGGCGCGAGGAACAGGAAACCGCCATAAACGCCGCCGTTCAAGCCGAACGCGAGAAAGCCGCCAAAGAAATGGAGACCTTTTTCGCAGCGGCGCAGTTGAAAAACACACTCACGGGCGAGCCTATCACAGATATGGCGCAGTTCAACGGATGGCGGAAAGCCTATGAGGCTGCGAAGCTGCAGAGCGACCTCGAAGCAGGGAAGCTGACCCCTGACGGGCTTAACAGAGCTATCTCCGATAATCCCGTTGTCAAGCAGATGGAGGAGCTTACGCGCCGGGACGCGGAGGAGCAGACGCGGCGGCAAAAGGCACAGATGGAGGCGCAGATTGCCGATGAACTGGCGGAGATAAACAAGTTAGACCCGACAATCAAAACCATAGAGGACATTATGAACAGCCCGGCGGGTAAGGCGTTCTATGAGGCTGTACATAGGGGTAATTCGTTTATTGACGCTTTCTATTTGGCAAACCGCGAGCGGTTTTTTGTCCCAAGCAACGGCGCGTCAGGGATGCCGCGCCCTACCGCAGGGGTTAGTGCCTGTTGCAGTCAGGCGGTTAAAAACGCGCGGGGCAAAGACCATTTGACGGCAGGAACTGTTCCGCGCGGGAAAGGCGCGGTTTCCGTGCCGGCTGATGAAATGGCTCTGTTCCGTGAGATGAACCCCAACGCGACAGACGCGGAGATTCAAACGTATTACAACAAAAACGTTTGCGCGTAACCACCCCGGCACGTTGTGCCACCCCTCCTTGCAGGAGGGACATATAAGAAAAGGAGAGAAAAATATGTTTTTACCGCATAAGAGCGATAACGGCGCGGTTTCGCCATGGGAGCATTACCCCGCCGCCGCAGGGACGTATAAAGCAGGGCAACTGCTTAATGTTAACGCCGGGAAGGTGGCGGCTATAACGGCGATTACCGCCGTGACACCGCCCTATTTGTGTATGGCAGACACGGAGATTAAGGGTGACGAGCTGCTGCCCGTTACCCGTGTCAGCGGAGATTTAATCTATGAGACAACGCTAAAAGAAGACACGCCGACAGCCGCGCTCGGCGTTAAACTGAGGGTCGCGAACGGCGGCTTGCACGCGCAGGGCGGCGCGGCGGGTACATTTGAGATTGTCGAACTCGAGGGTACGGATGAGGACGACACGGTGAGAGGGAGGTTTGTGTAATGCCAAATATTACATTTTCGCAGGGTTCGGGCTTAAATGACAGCGTTTTCGGCAAGGCTCAGAACCCAATCCGTATGTTCCTTGAACAGCGCGGAGAGCAATTCGAGCAGGAGTCAGTGCTGAAGCTCCTGTTTCTGATGGGTACATCGCAGAACTACGCGGACGCTTTTACGAACATGACCGCGATGGACGGCTTTGACCCGGTAGGTGAAAACGGCGCGTATCCCAATGACGGGATGCAGGAGGGCTATCAAAAACTGCTTGTCTATGAGACGTGGAAAAATTCGTTCTCAATCTCTCAGGAGATAATCGAGGATTCAAAGCTCATGGATTTAAGAAAGCAGCCCGCCGCGTTTATGACGAGCTACCACCGCACGCGCGAAAGGTTCGCCGCGTGTTTGTACGGCAACGCCATTCAGGGTAACGCGGAGGCTAAGTATCGCGGCAAGGTTTTTGACATCACAAGCGCGGACAAGGAGAAGGTGTTTTCAACCGCGCACCCGTCAAAGGTGAGAGGCGGCAAGCAGTCGAACTTGTTTAAGGACGCTTTCAGCGCGGACGCTCTGGGAGCTTTAGAGACAAAGATGCAACTCTTCCGGGGCGACAACAACGAAATTTTAGACGTTGCGCCGGACACCATTGTTATCCCGAATGTTCACGCTTTGAAAAAAGAGGTGTTTGCGGCGATTGGCGCGGACAAAGACCCGAACACGGCAAACAACGCGTTTAACTATCAGTTCGGGCGTTGGACAGTAATTTGCTGGCCGTATCTCAACCAGTTTATTAAGCCGGACACGCTGCCGTGGATGCTGACGGACAGCAAGTATAACGAGGCTTACGGCGGCGCGGTTTGGAATGACCGCATAAAACTCGCTGTGCGTTCGACCCTTGACGAGAACACAGACGCTAACGTGTGGCGCGGGCGTTCGCGTTTCAACGCGGGGTTCAATGATTGGCGTTTCGCGGCGGTTGCAGGCGTTGCGACCGGAGACGAATTATAATTAACAATTAACAGATAACAATTAACAATGGTAATTGGATAATTAACAATGATATGACGTAGGGGCGGTCATTGGCCGCCCGCGTTATTGACAGAACCGATGGAGGAAACAGCATGACAATCCAACAGGCTATAAAACGGGCGGATGCGTTAAAACCCAACGCATTTACAAACCGCGAGAAAACCGAATGGCTCAACGCTCTGGAGGGCAGGATTGCCGCGAACATATTTTTGATGGCTCATGTTGAGATTGTCATGCTGCTTTTTGATTGGCCGAGCGGCAAGAATATTGAAATGCTGGTGAAGCCGCCGCACGATGATATTTATATTCATTGGCTGTGCGCGAAGATAGACGAAGCGAACGGCGAGTATAACAAGTATCAAAATTCCATGCAGATTTACAATGAATATTACGGTGATTTCTTGCGTTGGTTTGCCGGGCTGTACGACCCCGTTCAAGGTTATATGGCGGTGTAGGGGCGGTCATTGGCCGCCCGCGTCCCCGGACGTAGGGACGCGATATATCGCGTCCGATAACCACCCCGGCACGCCGGGATATTATGAGTTCGTAGGGTGCGCCGCCCTCGGCGCACCGTTTATGAGTTGGGAGTGTTTTTAATTGTCATTATATAATAATCCGCCGTATTATATTTCGGCTTATGGGCTGGCTGTTAGCCGTGGGTTTCACGGTACGATTGACGAGTGGCTTGATTCGCTTGTGGGGAAACAGGGAGAGCAGGGGGAACAGGGCGAGGACGGCATACCGGGGCGGGACGGCGCGGACGGCAAGGACGGTGCTGATGGTGCTGATGGCAAGGACGGTGTACCGGGCAGAGATGGTACGGATGGCACTCCGGGAAAAGACGGCAAAGATGGTGCTGACGGTGCGCCGGGAAGAGATGGTGCTGATGGCAAAGACGGGGCAGACGGAAAAGACGGTAAAGGCATTGAAATCTCCGGCTCGGTCAATACATACGCGGAATTGCCAAGCAACCTTACCGTTACTGATGCGGGACAAGCCTTTTTTGTAAAGGCTGACGGTTTGCTGTACATATGGGACGGGACAGCGTTCCCGGCCGAGGGTGACGGCGCGGAGTTCCGAGGTCCGCCGGGCAGAGACGGTATTGACGGCAAAGACGGAGCTGACGGAAAAGACGGCAAGAACGGGAAACGGGGCGAACCGGGCAGAGACGGAATTGACGGCGGCGGTCGCGGCGGGGATTTAATTATCAACGGCGATTTTTCGGTTAACCAAAGCGGCTTGACCGAACAGACTACAAATGGGTATGGGATAGGTGATATTTGGCGGCATTTTGGGGATAGCGAGATAAACAAAACCTTTTCATTACAAACGTTTGCTACGGGACAAACAGACGTTCCGGGTACTATCAATTTTTTAAGAGCAACAGTAGATGCCGCTAATGTAATTAACCATGATAATGGAGGATGTTTTACACAATATCGCGCAGAAGATGTTAGACGATTTGCGGGACAAACTGTAACCTGTTCTTTTTTAGCTAAAGCAGACAGCAATAATAAACTGACAATACAATGGTGGTGTGATTTCGGCTCCGGCGGTTCGCCTACGTTAACTCCAATAGGAGTTAAACAATTTTATTTAACAAGCGAATGGGAAGTATATTCTTATACATTTGATTTTCCTTCGATAGAGGATAAAACGATTGGAAGTTCTTCTTATTTAGGAATGAATATGTGGTTTAGCGGTCGAGGTATTACGCATGAAGCATCAGGCGGATTACTTCCTCAATCCGGAACATTTGAGATGACATTCTTCAAACTCGAACCCGGCGACACATACACGCCATTTATCCCGAGGCTTCCGGGCGAAGAGTTGACGTTGGAGCAGAGATATTTCTATAAATGGGGCGGACAGCACTATATGCTTTCTGTTTTTGGTGGCGGAGATAATGGTATGTATGTTTCTTTCCCAACAACGATGAGAATTAACCCAACAATTACTAACATAACGGGAATGAATTTACAAGACACCAGTACACTTCCTAGTCCAAACGGCGTGTTTGTGTATGATAGACCGCCGGCATATTCGGCGATAACAGGATTCTGTGCCGACGCAAGATTTTAAGGAGGTTAAAAATGGACAATAAACATTATATCAGGATAGACAACTACAACCGCATAATCAAAGGTTTTTCAGACGCTTTCGAGCAACCCGAACAGTCTGACATTTGTATCAATGAACAAGGCGGACGGCATTTTGAATTATTCGGCGAAACTAATCCCCCGCCGTTTACCATGGACGGTATACCGCTTTATAAATGGGACGGTAAGGCTGTACAACGCAGGACAGACAAGGAGATTGAGGCGGATAGGCATAGTGTTCCTATATCAAAACAACAACTCGTTTCAGAGCTTGAAAAAAGCGACTACATGATAATTAAAGCCGCAGAATACGGACTAGCCGGGCTTGATACCCCGTATGATATGGAAGCACTGCACGCCGACCGTGAAGCTATAAGAGAAAGAATCAGAGAGGTAGACAAATGAAGACAGCTAATGATTTAGTATCCTATGTCAAAACAAAACTAAGCGCGCCGTATGTATACGGTGCTTGCGGTCAGAAAATGACGCAGGGGCTTATCGACAACTGGGCTAAGAGTTACCCGAACGTCTACACGGCGGCGTACAAAACGAAAGCCTTGAAATTTGTCGGCAAACAGGCTTTTGACTGCGTGAACCTTATCAAGGCTTTTGTGTGGGACGTGGATAAGAATAACTTCACGCTAAAGGGTTACGTTTCAACCCAAGACGTGAACGCTGACGGCGCGTTGTCACGGGCAACGGTAAAGGGTTCAATGGGAAATATGCCGGATATTCCCGGGCTATGCGTGCATTTCAAGGGACACATCGGCGTTTACATAGGCAACGGTGAGGTCATCGAAGCGCGGGGGATTGACTATGGCGTTGTTAAGACTAAGCTCATACCGGGCGGCGATAATCCGCGCAAGTGGACAAGCTGGCTGCAGTTCCCGTTTGTTGATTACGGCGCGGCAACCACAACCAACGCCAACGGTACGGTGGGGATAGTTAACGGCGCGTCAAGGATGCCGCGCCCTGCGTTGCGGCGCGGCTCAAAGGGCGATGATGTAATTGCGCTGAAAAAGGCACTGAATAAGCACATAAACGCAGGATTGGATGAAACTGACAATCAGTTTTGGGAGTTGACCGACAAAGCAGTCAGAGAGTTCCAAAAGAGAAAAGGACTTGTTGTAGACGGTGAAGTCGGCGCGAAGACGTGGGGAATGCTTTTGTAGGGGACGCTGTCCTCAGCGTCCCGTGCGCGGGCAGACAATCGTCCCGTCTGCAACCAACGGGCGGACGAGACGGCCGCCCCTACAGGAACGGAGTGAGTATATGAGTATTAACGTAAAAATCGCGACAAGCAAACTATTGTTATTCTTTGTCATGCTCTCATATTTTTTCGGGTTGGGGCTTGGGACATATCTCGTGCTTGAGATATTCCGTAACCACCCCGATTGGGCGGTTCAGGCGTTTATCGCCATGCTGTCATACATCGGCGTTCCGGTCGGAACGACTATTGTATTTTACAGCCGCAAGGCGGAACATGAGAACGTGGCGAAAATTGAGTGCAGCAGAGGTGAAGAGTGATGAAGGATTTAACTATATCAGAACTTGCCTCAATTATTGGGATACTTATGCTTATTGGGTCATGCTTATTGGGTATGTTTAAGATTTGGTATGAGTTTAAGAAAATAAAAGGTAAATCGGAACACCGCCAAGAGGACATCGAGATATTGCTTATTTGTATGCGCGGATGCTTGGAGGGTCTTGTCGCCAACGGTTCTAACGGCAAGGTAGCTGACGCGCTAAAACAGCTCAATGAATACCAAGCGAAGAAGACATCGGGGCGAGGGGGATAGTTATATGCCGTCTAACTGGTTGTTTTTGGATACGAACTTCCCCACGTTCACCGGAGAGGAGTCCGCCGATGAAAAGGTGACGACAGTACAAAATTATTTGTATATGCTTGTCGAGATGCTGCGCTATAGTTTTCGGAACATTGATATGCAGCGGAATATGAACAAGACATCGGTCGAGCGGTTCACGAACTATATCACAGAGCCGTTGTATATGCGTATCACGGACGCGGAGGGGAACATTACGGAGCTTGGCATTCAGGCGCACGGGCTGGGCTTGCGCGTTTCAAACGCAGAGGGGAACATTACGCAGCTCACCGTCACGGCGCAGGGGCTGCAGTCGCAAGTGAGCGCGGTGGACGGGCGCGTTACAACGCTGAGGCAGACGGTTGACGGGTTTTCGCTGACAGCATCGAACGGTGAAGATTTCTCGTGGCTGTATCTGACGAGCCAAGGTATAAATTTCGGGAGCGCGAAAATCGAGTTCACGGGTATGGTGACGTTTAGGGCGTTGTCCACCCCGGGAATGACGGTTATTGACGGCGGCAACATCACAACGGGGACGATTACGGCGATTAACATACAGGGTGTGAACATCACAGGCAGCAATATCACGGGCGGGACGATTACAGGCGCGACACTTAACGGCGTTACAATAAATTTCGGTGATTTGTGGGGCAGCAATTTCGGGAGTTTGTACAGCGATATATCAAATCAAAACAATCCGATTATTAGACTGTCGGCAAATCGCGGAGGTGTTGTTATCAGTTCATATGGCGGTTACGGTACAAGGATAGACGGCGGCGACATACATCTGCAACCGGGCGGACAAGCCAGTATAATTGTTCATCAAGGCGGAGATGTTCATATAACCGGACGGGTACATATAAACGGGCGGTTAATGTAAAAACCGCCCATAACAAGGAGGAAAACGACATGACGTTGAAAAACATTGTAGATGCGTATATCGCGGCGGACACCATGAGCGGACAGACATTGCCTTATGATTTGGCTCTGGCGTTGGTGAACGTCAAGAAACAGACGCGGGACGAGGCGGCGTTTTATATCGAAAAGGAACACGAGTTGATTTTGCGGTATGCCGCGTTGGACGATGACGGCAACATCCGCATGACGGCAAACAATACGTTCATTTTCAAGGATATGTCTAAGGCTGCGGAGTACGACCGGGCGCGGTCGGAATTGGGTAATACCCCCTTAGGGCGCGGCATCCTTGACGCGCCGATACGTGTCAAAGCCCCGGCGGAGATAAAGCCGCAGTTTATAGAGGCGTTAGAGGGGTTTATTGAGTTTATGTAGGGACGACCTGCGGTCGTCCGCCACCTTTGGATTCCCCATTGGAGATTGAGAGGTTTCTTGTTGTGAAGTTATCTAGTGTTAAATATGCTGACGGAATTACCAAGGGCAAGCAGACGAAGTTCGGCGGGCTGAACCATAACCTTGGCGCGGGTGACGGCGAGCTTTGGGATATGCGTAACATGACAAGCGACCATTATCCCCTGCTTGCGTCCCGTGCGCCGCGTATGCTTTATAAGACATTGGAAAACCCCAACGGCTTGTTTTCGTGGAAAGAGTTGTGTTGGGTTGACGGCACGGGTTTTTATTACGGCGGCGAGCTGAAAGGCGCGGTTACGGCGGGAGAGAAGACCTTCGCCGCGTTGGGGGTTTATATCGTCATTCTGCCGGATAAGGCGTATTACAACACGCTTGACGGGAAGTTCGGCTCTTTGGAATCCGTTTGGGAGGGGACAAGCCTTACATTCACTAACGGGCTATTGTTCGATGAGGACGCGGAGGCGAACACATTACGCGCGGCGGGCGTTAAGTGGGAGGACTATTTTCAGGCGGGGGATGCCGTTACTATAGCGGGGGCGGCACAACGACCGGAGAACAACAAGACTTCTGTGATACGCGAAATTGACGGGGACAAGCTGTATTTCTATGAATATGTTTTTAGGTTGAACGGCGCGAGCGGCACTACTCCAATTACGGAGACAGGAAGCCTGTCAGTCTCGCGCACGATGCCGGACTTATTGTACATATGCGAGAATGAAAACCGATTGTGGGGCTGTGCCGGGAGTACAATTTATAGCTCGAAACTGGGCGACATATTCAACTGGAACGTGTTTGACGGCTTGGACACGGATTCATATGCCGCTGACGTGGGGTCTGCGGGTATATTTACCGCTTGCGTCTCATTTTTGGGACACCCGGTTTTCTTCAAGGAGGAAAATATCTATAAAGTCTACGGTTCGTTTCCGTCAAATTTTGAGGTGATGGGAAGCGCGTCATTGGGTGTTGCTGAGGGAAGCTCGCGGAGTTTGGCTATATCATCGGAGATGTTATTTTATTTATCACGAGCGGGAGTTATGGTGTATTCGGGCGGCATACCGCAGCCTGTCGGCGGCGCGTTGGGGTTAGAGAGATTCAGCGGCGCGGTCGGCGGAAGTGACGGATTGAAATATTATATTTCTATGGCGGTCGTAGGGGACGCTGTCCTCAGCGTCCCGCAGACGACCGGGGACGGGGAAACACGGGCGGACAATGACCGCCCCTACAAATTATACGTTTACGACCCGCAGAAACGGACGTGGCACACGGAGGATGAAACAAATGTTAAATATTTCGCGCGTTCGGGCGGGAATTTGTATTTTTTGAATGACGAGGGCGAGATTTGGGCGACAAAACACCCGCCGTCTGTGGACGGCACCCTCTTTACTAAAGAGGGCACAGCACCGTTGAACGGGGACGGGGTAACGCGGGACGCTGAGGACAGCGTCCCCTACAAGGACGAGGGCGCGGTTAATTGGTGGGCGGAGTTCGCGGATTTTACAGACAACGACTCGAACAAGAAGGGCATATCGAAAATACAGATACGCATGGAGTTGGACGCGGGGGCAAAAGCGGAGATATTTATGAAGTTCGATTCACGCGGACGATGGGAAAGTGTTGCAAAAATTAGCAATAGAAAAGGAAAAAAATCGTACTACTTGCCGATTGTGCCGAGGCGAGCGGACCATTACCGATTGAAGATACAGGGTGTCGGCGGCTGCCGCGTCTATTCGTTGGTGAGGGAGTATTATTCGGGCAGTGAATTGAAATCGTAGGGAGGTTTTACCATGGCTTATTCTTATCAGGATTTTCTTAACTCGTTTAACGGATTAAGTCCGGAATTACAGAGCCAGTTTTCGCAGTATGACAAAGACTTGGCGCAGAAATATCCGGACTTCGGTATGTCGCTTGTCAGCGCGAAACAGGCTTGGGCGACATCGGACGCGGCAACACAGCAGCAACTGCGCGATTCGATTGAGCAGCAGCGGATGTCCTTGGGCGGTTATTCAGGCGGCGCGGACGGCAGCCTGTATTTACAGACAAATCCGCGCCAAGGGCAGATAAACGATGGGATTGACCGGATAGGCAGTTTCGGCTCGTTTGATTACGGGCAATCCGCGCCGACATTTAACAGTCAGTGGTCGGGACAGCAGGAGCAGCTAATGAACTCGCTGCTGAACCGCCCCGATTACAATAACCAGTACGCGCAGCATCAGCGTGACCTTTTAGACGCGATACTGAACCGCCCGGAGTTTTCGTATAACAAAGAGGATGACCCGCAGTGGGCGAGTTACGCGAAGTCGCACCGCCGCGAGGGTGAACGCGCCACAGCGAACGCGCTGGCGCAGGCCTCACGCGCTTCGGGCGGTATACCATCGAGCTATGCGGTAACTGCCGCTTCACAGGCTGGGGATTATTACGCGACAAAGCTCAATGATATTATACCGCAGTTGTATCAGCAGGCATATCAGCGTTATCTTAATGAGTTCCAGATGAAGCACCAGAATCTCGGCATGGTTAACAACATGGAGCAGATGGATTACCGTAAATATCTGGACGACTTCAACATGGGGCATCAGAATCTCGGGGCGTTGGGTAACCTTCATAATCAGGATTTTATGCAGTATCAATCGGAGTTGGGGCAGTTTAACACCAACCGCGAGTTTTCATATAAAAACTACCTCAACGATTATTATATGCTGAATAACCACCTAAGCGTGCTTCAAGGGCAGGACGCAACGGATTACACGCGGTATCTGGACAGCATTGCCCAGCGACAAGAAGAACAGCGGTATTGGGACGAGACAAACTATAACCGCTCCATGGATGACAGAAATTGGCATTTTGACTTACTCAACCAGTTTGGGAGCGTTATGACACCCGAACAGGCGGCACTGTTCGGCGTACCGATGGGAACGCCCACGGCAAGTCAGGCGTGGCAGCAATGGCAGATGGAGCAGCCGGCGGCACGGGCTGTGAGCGGCGGAGGAGGAACGTCAACTCAAAGCGGAAACAATGACAGCGGCTCGGAAGCCCTTAACGCTTTTTCAGCAGGGAATCACAGTGACGCGGTGATTCAAGCCCTGCTCAGTATGGGATACTCTCAGGCGGATATTATCGGCGCGGGATATAAGGGGAATTATTTCAATAACGCAAGCCAAGGCGCGTCACAGGGCGCAAGCCAAATAAATTGGAACAGTGTTAATGCTCTTGGTTACGGTCCGATAAACGAAAACCAACTGTGGCGGCTTGTTGAAAACGGGCAGGTTATCGCGGATGAACTCCCTAACGGAAGTATATATTTCTCATTGCCATCTGCACCGAGAACCGGAGGAGGTCTTTATCGCCCCATAGCGGAGGTGAGATAACAGAATGAACGGACGAAGATTAAGCGCGGAGGAGCTTCGTGTAAAATTAAACCTGCCGCAGACGACACAGACACCGCTGAGAACGCGGGGTAACGAGATTGTAGGGCGCAACGCCCCCGGTGCGCCGTTTTTTGGGAATGACGGCGCGTCAAGGATACCGCACCTGCCGCGCCGTGAGATGATGCCGCTTGAGTTACCGAAAATGCCGCGAGCGGTCGTACCTACAGAAGACGAGTGCAGGAAAACAAAAAAGAGCAAGGAGTTAGCCTTGCCTGATTTGCCCAAGGCAAACCATAGTTCGATTATACCCGCGAAACGAAAAACGGAAATACAGCCGTATACAGTAGGGCGCAACGCCCCCGGTGCGCCGTTTTTGAATGCAGGGGATACGAGCGGGACGAGGGACGGCGTGTTGGGGAATGACGGCGCGTCAAGGATGCCGCGCCCTACAGAGGCGGCGTTTCACCAGAACACGCCCGAAATGGCGGAGAACAACAGACGGCAGCAAGAGGAATGGGAAAGCAGCCCGTTTAGTAAAATGCCGCAGATTGATGCCGCGATTAAATATAAGAAACTGTCGAAACAAGACAAAGAAAAGCTGCCGGAGTATGTTCGGTATCGGCTTGATATGATATACGCGGATGAAATAAAAAACAATGATATTTACCTAAGGCATTCGGGCGGCAGCACGATTCCGGCGGCGGCAACAAAGGCAATGGCTGTCGCCACGCTTGGATTGCCGGAATTGGCATTAAAAAAGACAGGCAAAGATTATCACGCTAAACAGTTGGAGTTGGCGAGACTGCAAAGCCCTGTCGCGTCCGCCATCGGCGGCGTTGCGGGTGCGATGCTGCCCACCGGAATGCCTGCAGTCATAAGTAAGGGCGTTGCTAAAGCAGCCGGACCGTTGGTAGCAAAAGCCGCTTCGCCGCTTGGCAAGGCGTTAGGAAATATCGCGACAGGCGGCGCGGGAGCGTTCAACCGCGCGGGTATTTCTGAAATGGCAAGACACCCGATTAGGACGGCACTCACAAAGGGGGCATATGAAGCGGCTCTTAGGGGGAGTACGTCAGCGGTTGCCGGAGGCATTATCGGCGGCGCGGAGGAAATAATAGGCGGCGGGTCGCCGGAGGAAGTTTTGAAATCAGCGCGGGACAGAGCTGTTACATATGGGCTGTTCGGCGCGGCGGGCGGCGCGTTATCGGGCGGTTATCAGGGACTAAAGATGTCGCAGTTATCTAAACAGCTTAGACACATGATGAAAGACGGTACAATAATAATTGGGAACACCGGGGGATATTCAGCATATAACCCGCCGGCTGCATCAGCAGTTAATAGTAAAGTCGCAGAAGAGGTTGTACAGGAAGTTGCTGAGGAAGTGGCGGGGCTGATATTGCGCTCGGACGGTTCGTTATCTTTAGCGGGTGCGTCTCCGGCGGCTGTGGAAGTATTAAGAAGCCCGTATGTCTTAGATGCCGTTGCACGGGCGGCGGGGGATGTAAGTAATCAGTTAACAGCCTATGACGCGGTAGGGGCGGATGGTAATCCGCCCGAAGCGGGACGATTGCCATCGTCCCCTACAGGGGACGGCGCGGACGGAATAAACGGCGCGTCAGGGATGCCGCGCCCTACAGAGGAATCCCAAATAACGGAAGGAACGCGGGCGGCCAATGACCGCCCCTACATGGAGAACGCCTCCGAGACCATCAAGACCGGACGAACCGGTGGCTCAGAAGCGTTAATTTCTCCTAATATAGGTATACCCCAAAATCATGGAATAGTCAATACCGAATACGAACAATCAGTTGATAATCGTGTGCTTGATATGATTGAGCAGATTGTGCGTGGCGGCACAAAAAATGTCGCCCCGTTAAACCTTGGAACAATAAACAAAACTCACGCGGACAAACTGCGTGAGCTTACAGGCGTTGATTATTCGGGATATTCGATACAACTACCGGGTAATACTGTTGAACATATTACAAAACGACATGGACAAAACGGAATTGCAGACCGCAGTATGTCTGACCCGAAGGATATAGCGCGTATTGGCTGGGTGATTGAAAATTTCGATGATGCAACATTATCCGGCACAATCAGCAGAATACATAACTTCGATGGAACTCCTGCGCCGATAGTGATTTTGAGCAAAAGAGTCAATGGCAACTATTATGTAGCAGAAGCGATTCCCGACACAGCTAAGAAGATATTATATATACAGAGTGCATACAAAAACAAGAGTTCGCAGGCGGCTGTGTGGCATAAGCCCTCAGCTGTCACGTCCGAAACGAAGCCCACAAATACTCTTGATAATTCTATTGTACCCCAAACCACCGAAATAGTCAATACATTTTCTGATGAAATAAATCACAAATTAGGAGGTATAAATAATGCTGAAAGGCTTACAACTCCCGGCACTGCCCCCATCCCCGCAGCAGATGTACAACACGCCGCAGGAGACATATCTCGTAGAGACGGACGATGGGACGATGGTGCGAGTATCGGCGGACAGACTGGAATCTTGGCAGAGAGGTCAAGAGGAAATCAGGAACGGCACATACAAGCCGAACGAGCGCGTGACATCAGAAATGCTGTCGATAATCTTGAACTTAGCGCAGCGACAGCGCGGAGCTTCGGTATAATCAACGGCACAAACGATGCCGCGCTAACGGAAGTTCCCGAGCGGATATGGGACACGGATATGATAAACACGGCAAAGCGCGTTATGGACGAGACGGGGCTGCCCGTTAGGTATTTTTCCGGGTCGCTGTGGATTGACGGAGCGGGAGGCCGCCGCATAAAGGCGCAAGGGGCAATTACGCCGGAGAGTATCGTCATTCAAGCGGATAATTTGCGGTATACCCCCGGACAGATTGCCGACCACGAGATATTTCACAAGCTCGCGGCAAATGATACCGGACTTGTGGAAGCTGTCGCGGAATCCATACTGAAAAGGTTCACGTTGGAGGAGCTTGAGGCGGCAATCAGAGAGTATCAGAAAAAATACCATGGTGCGTATAAAGATAATGGAAATGAACTCTTGCTGATGATGGAGGAAATATTCGCGGACGCTTACGCGGGTATTGACGCTTTTTCCGCCGGAGCAACGCAATTTACTGACACTGTGCGCGGCGTTGCGAATCCGCCGCAGGAGCGGTATTCTGTGGCTGACACGGCGGACGAATTAACCCCGCCGGATTTTCAAACCGCGAATATTTCATCCCGCAAAGAAATAGCGGCAAATGAGAGGGACAGCGAGAAACAGCTTAAAACGGGACTGCTCAACACGTTCTTTATCCAACCCGGCGACAGGGCGCGTATGCGCGATGAATTGGGCGCATTGGCTTCGCGGGTAAATAATAATACATATACGGAGCAGATGTTACATGATACTTTTAACAAGCTGTTCCATGCAGGAAAAGTACGGGATGAAAGCGGCAGGGAATATTCGGCGGCGGCTAAAGCGTTGAAAGACCGAAAAATATATGTAAGTCCGTCCGAGAGGGCGGAGTTCGGCGATGATTGGAACGGTATCAGACAGAGAGCTTTTGGACACAAGGTACATTTCACGAACAACAGCGGCGATATAGCCCTCGATGTCAGCAACAGGGAACTCGCCGAGCTGTTCCCCGGACTATTCGATGTGCGTGACGTTGACCCTGCGTCAATGATAAATAATATGCTGCGCGTTTTAGACGGCGCGGGAACGAGAACAATATCGCTCGATGAACAGGCGCGGCGATACGGCGGCGATGAGGCGGTCGATGCTTTCAGAGCGCAGATGTATCAAGAGTTCCTTGACACCGTCAGTGATTACCACGGCAGCATACACGGTGCGCGTGCCGACCGTCTATCCGCCGTTGAGCAAGCGCGGGAGGAGAACAGCAACCGTCTGCGCGAGTACGGTCAGAATGTCAAGAATTATATTGAATCAAGGGCAAACAGGGCGCGGGACGAGAGGCTGCGCGTTATTCCCAAGGAGGAGTTTGCCGGGACACTGAGTGTCGGGGGTTATGATGTAAAAATAGAGGGTGCGCTTGGTAATTATGGGCTGACAGAATCGCTTATGGGGAACTATGAAGCGTCAAAAACTGCGGAGAGGGAAGCAAAAAAAGCCGAGCGCAGATTAAAACCATCGGCGGAGGAAAAGATGTACGCGCACGCTATAGTCTCCGGGCAAACATCACCGTCCGACATACCCGCGTCTTTAGACGCGGACAGGATTATGGAGCTGGCTGATTACTACTGGGCGGAGCGCGGGAGTTCAGACAAAATGATAAGGCAGCAGAGGGCGGTTATCAACTCTGACTTAGAAGAGTTTGTCGAAAACCTTGTTAAGGATACCGATGATTTCAGACCGCGCAGCACGCTCAAACTTAACTACACCACACCCGAGCGGAATATGCTCAAAATGTTCGGCGAGGAGAAGGGTGAGTTTATTAACGATAACATTTTCCGGCCGATAGGCAGGAACGCGGCGGAGATAACGAGGTTTGTCAACGCGATGTTTGATAAACTGCGCCGCATTGAGGACGCTTCGGGCAAGCTGCGGAAGCTGACGAAGGACGAGAGTGCATACGGCATGATTGCCATTGAGGGCATGAGCGCGGGGAGGCTCGCGGAGAATATGCCGAAGGGCAAGTATATTAGACTTGCCGCCGAGAACATAAAGAATGATGCTGAGAGGGCGTTTGGAGAAAAGGGTTTATTTACTACAGAAAAAGACGGGAGATTTCAGGAGCTTGTGGCTGATGCCGCCAATGAGTTCGGGTTAGATGCCGAGGAGCGGCGGCTCGCCGTTAAGCTCGCGCGTTGGATGGGCGTTGAGGATAAAGTATCTAACGGGACTGCGGACGGGGTAATCATCAAGAACGCCGCTGAAAAGTACAGCGGAGTATTTGACGATATGCACGGCGTTATAAATAAAATCCGCCTTGTACACGGGCAGAAGCCGATAGGGTACATCAGGGGTTACGCGCCGCATATGCAGCCAAACGGCGAGAATCTTGTGAGCGGTACGATGAAGTGGCTCGGCATGGGTGACGATGTGGGGTATCTTCCAACGCCGATAGCGGGATTGACCGCGAGCTTTAAGCCGATAAATCAGTGGGTGCCGTATTTTGAGACACGGTATGGAGACGAGACGGTGTTTGACCTTGTCGGCGCGGGAGAGAGTTATATCCGCCGCGCCGCGCCGATGATTTATCACACGGACGACATCATGCGTTTACGCGCGTTTGAGAAGTATATGCGCCGGATACACGCGGATGAAGAGATACAGGCAAATCTTGAGTGGGCGCGTGAGCTGAGGTATGGCACGCCCGAACAGAAACAGGAGTTTTTGAGAAATCAAAAAATAATATCTCCGGGTACAACGCTGTCCCCTGCTGATATTGACGGGCATATTGATAGGTTTGTTGACGAGCAGTACGATAGGATACAGAACAACAGCCTGCACGGTTCGCTTGTCCAATGGCTTGATAACTTCGCTAACATACTCGCGGGAAAGCAGACCGCCGGGGATAGAGGCACGGAAGCACAGTTGGGGCGCGAGGCTCTTACTTGGGGAAATAAGATTGTGCGGACATTTTCACGCGCCAGAATCGCCGGGAATCTCTCATCCGCGCTGATAAGCGGTGTATCGCAGTTTTCTCTGATTATTGCGAAGAACCCTGTATACGCCGCCCGTGCCTTTGCGGATATATTCAGCGGCAAAACGGGGTGGTTAAAGCAGAACGAGTGGGCGTATGACAGCGACTTTTTGACCGGGAAGCATGGAATTGATTTTATTAACCTTGAACAGATGAAAAAGGTAGATGTGGTTCTGTATAAACCGATGCAGGTTTTTGACGGACTGACCGCCCGTCTCGCGGTACGCAGCGCATATCTCAGGGAAACAGCCGCCGGGAAAACCCACGATGAAGCAATGAAAGAAGCAGACCGCTACGGGCGCGAGGCGATGAGCAGCCGCGTTACGGGTGAAAAGCCGCTTGGATTCCACGCAAAGGGCCCGGTTTGGCAGGCACTAAACCTATTTCAAGTTGAGCCGTTGGGGCAGGTAATGCACGTTATGCACGACCTTCCGCGATATTTCAAAAATATGGCGCGTGAAAAAGGGCGCGAAACGGCGTGGCGCGAGTGGGCGAAATATGTCTCGGTATTTATGCTGACCGCGTTTACAATTAATCGCATACAAGATGAGTTGTCCGGTTCGTCAATGCAACCGTTTGATATTTTCGGCATGGCTGCCGACATATTCGCGGCGGGTAATGAGATAACCGCAAATGAACTGATGAAGGTTATTACGGATAACGGTTTTGAAAAGCTGTTCGATTCGCGACCGTTCGGGACGGAGGGCTTGAATGATGAACCGTTTAACTGGGGTAAGGCGGGGAAGAAAGCGTTTGATAACGCGGCTTTTGAAGTGCCGTTTTTACGCAACGCCATGGGAGTGGCGGGAATTAACGGGCAGTCGCTTCCGCTTCCCGACCTTTGGGGTGCGGGAAAGAACATAACGGCGGCATGGGGAGAAGACGGTTTGTCCTTGCCGGAACTGGGAGGCGCGTTGCTTGGGTTGGGTGCGGATGTTATGCCGGGAGGCAATCAGCTCAGAAAGACAGCCCAAGGCATCGAAACCATGATGCGCGGCGGGCGTTATCGCGGGTACGGTGAGGATTCGCGGTTGCAGTACCCGGTAGACGGAACGTGGCAGGAAGCGTTGCAGGCGATGATGTTCGGGAACAGCGGATTACAGGAGACGCAGAAGTATTGGGCATCGGGATTATCGGGGCTTTCTAAACCGCAAACCGCGCTTTATGAATCGCTTGTGGATGGCGGCGCGGGTCGCAAGGAGATATACAACGCGATTCAAGACTGGAGACGCGTTGGCAGTGACGATTCTGTTGAGCGCGGAGAGCAACGCCGCGATATAATCCGCGCGTTGGATATGACTGACGGTCAAAAGTTGGAGATGTATAGCGGACTGTCCGGCACACGCCCCGAGCGGTTTAATTCGTTGATGGATACCGGGCTGAGTTGGGATGACGTGATGGATTCGTATGATATGTGGTCGGAAACAAATGCCGCGCGCTATAAATCGTTTGTGTCGGCGGGATTAACGGCCGAAAAATCACTGGGACTGACAAGCACGCTTGCCGAGCTTGAACCGCTGCGGGGTGTGAGCAGCGTGTCGCCCGGGCAGAGGTACAGGGCGATTGACGCGGCGAAATTGTCTGAGCGTGAAAAAATCGCGGCGATAGGCGTGATTATGGGGGCTGAGATGGAGACGGGTGACGGGAACTCCACGCAGTACGCGAAGATGTTAGAAGTTATAGATGCGGGGCTGAGGGTGAGAGAGTATCTCGATTTGCGCGAGGTCGGAAGCGTTGATACATACTTGAGATACACAGACGCGGGAGTTGACGGTAAAGCCGCTCTTAATGTGACGCTGGCACTTGACAAGCTGCACCCGTTGGACGGCAAGGAGAATGTCACGCCGTTACAGAGATTCCGCGCGGTGGTTGACGCGCTCGATGACACGGCGGAACAGCTTGACGCGCTGTCGATACCGATGTCCGAAACTGAACATTTTAGGCTTGTTACCGCCAACAGTTACATGATAACACCCGGTCAGTACGTGCGGTTTCGTGAGGTTTTAGATGACATTGACGATAACGGCAGTATCACACAGGATGAGGCGAGGCGGGCTATTGACAGGATGCTGGGATTGAACAGGACGCAGAAAGCCGTGTTGTGGCAGCTACAGAATAAGAGCTGGAGCGCAAGAAATAACCCGTACTCCGCGACAGTGGGCGCGGAGATACGGGAGAAGTTGCAGAACGAGGGCGGGGGTGGGCTGCAGTGGGTGAATTTGCCGAGGTTGGGCGGGTGAGGGAGGGGGAATAAACGAATGCCCCGCGTGCTGAGCGCGGGGCAGAATGGATTTGTGGTTTCATCTATACTGTCTTCTATTATTTAAATATGAAACACTTCTTGGAGAAATTTTAACACCATGATAATAACATTCATGTTTTTCCATAGATTCAACACGATTTACAATTAAATCTCTACAAATCTCGAATAGCTCTTCATCTGTCAATATGCAATCTAATTCACTAATGATTTTCTTTGTTTTATCACTCAATTTACTTAAGTCAATACCATCTTTAAAATCAAATTGATAATTTAAGCAATGTCCGTTTCCTGTTGGCGGAATAGGATTGCATTCAAGGTACAAGAGATTTCCTTTTGCCACTTCTGCATCTACAGCCCTTGGACAAACCCTACATTGACATATTAACCTGTTTTTTGTTATTTCATTATATATTATAGTTGCAATACATCCTGTAAATGTGTTCCCATCCGCAAAAACCTCTGTGAAATACACCATATCCAACTTAATTTACCTCTTCTTATGTAAATGTAAAATGTTATGCACTCAAACCGATACATTCGCGTTTTAACTTGCGACGCAACAAATTAAAGAACCAGTCGGAGGGGGCAGAATAATAGTCTTTTGGCAGCGCTGAATAAGCCACAAGACTATCTTTCCCATTTAATAGAACCTGTCTTTTTTCTTTTAGCGGTTGCATGAGTTCATTTAATGATAAGCGGTAGTGATGACCATTTGTGATGTTAGTATTGTAATACTCTTCAACTTCACTACAAAGCATATCGTATGCCTGCACTTTTCTATCTTGCGGTATTTCTTCGAATATTTTCGGTATATCAGCAAGAAACCTTGCATATTCCGGCGCGGCGTGAACCAATGCGTGACACGACTGCTCTCCGACAAAGAGTGATGTACCGATAGCATTGTCACGCTGAGATAATTGTGTTACTGCTATTCCCGCGTCACAGAGCATAATAGTTACGGTGGTAATAACACTTTCTCTCTTTTTAAGTTCGGGAAATTTTTCCTTTATAAAATTACGATACGCGCCATAGGGAAATCCGGGAAAGGCAGGGTCGTCTGGTTTGGCTTCTACTGATTCACGTTCTTTATTTAGGATGCTTATAAAAAACATACCTATCGTGTTGAAATAATCAGTAGGTGTTTCGTTTAACCCCTCCTTAATTATATCATCAAATCTATTATCGTTGTTCATGAGCGGTTGGTCAAGAACCACATTGCAATTTTCTGGGGCGAAGAAATCCCATGCTTTTTCCAAGTCTTCCTCAACATCGGAATCGTTCAACCAGTCGAAAAACGCCTCGGAGCGTATGCCACCATCTGACACCAAGTAGTTCTCTGCATCCGAAATGCCAAACCAGTGGTTCATGACATACTTGCCCCAAACATAGCCGGCAGCGAAACGGAGTAAACGATGTGCGGCTAAACGCCCTTCCGAATCTTTCCATTCATCGGTTGTGACCATTTCTCTCATCAACGACCTTAAATTTTCGGGAAATACCTGCTCGATGGCTGATTCGGACGTACACGCTTTTAGAGATATGTACGGTATCATAAGGGCAAAACCGGTTTTTGGATTTACATAAAAACGCAACGCGGCTAAAGATATCGCATCTTCTGTGGGGAAAAAACGCATTGCATCACGATTTCTAGAATTTGCGATAGGCGGGACTATATAAAACGCTTCTAAGCCGCGTTTAATCATCTGCAAAGATGTGATATTATGATATTCCAATAAAGATGGGTCATTTAAAGGTGGTCTCAAATCCTCCTGCTCCAAATAACCTTGAACTTCAACCCCATCCAAATAGTCAATAGCTATATTCTTGCCACGAATTTTACCGAAAAGCTCTATTGCTTTTTCTATCGGAAAGCGGAAAGCCCCTATGTATCCGACATAAGGCTCGCTGCAAGCGTGCATTGCATCGACAAACCTAAAAGACATTTCCTCGATTTCTTCTCTAGAATGTAAAACGTCTTTTGTACAACCCCAGTTGACTTCAAACTTTTCGACATTTCGAGTTGCCGATTCTTTAACTACGTATTTTTTCCTTTCCCAAACGATTCTGTCGGTTCTATCAATCATTTCCGGATTTTCTTTATTATCTTTCTCGTTCATCATCGCAAGAACGAAAACAGTGAGATTATCAGGGTCAACTATATAAACCTTGTTCAAACGCCGGATGCATTCGTCTAAAGAACGTCCGGTCTGAAAGGTATCATCAACTAAGAACGTCTTTAATTCACGACCGGATTTTCCACACTCATCGAACCATGGGTTCAGCATACGATCATGAGTGATTTTATTAAAATCTACTTGAACCCCATCTGATATTAGCAATGGTAAGAAAAGACGAACAAGACTCCAAGATTTACGACTCATGAAAACGATAAGGTCATGCGGCTTTGAAAAGACTCCCTTATAGAAATCATATACTTTCGTGAAAATAGGCTCAGTAAGTACATCGACGAGAATTTCGCGCCGTGTTGTAATCTCACCATCACTTAACCTAGTGTATACTTCTCTTATGTCATGATGGCTCATAATTTATTGATACCCCCATAAAGACCTCCAACAATTACATTGACAAAAATGGATAAGACCAAAATAAAATCTCTTTAAGATATTATATTCCATTATTTGCCATTTATGTTCCAAAACATTCATCAGCGTTGTTATTGCTTGTCCCATTATGAACTTTCAAAATATTCCATTACATATTATTATGTATTAGGTAATGCAACCGTTTGCGGTTAAACATTGTCGCTGTGTTCAGTTTACAATAAATCACGCGAAAGCACAATAGCGCACATGAACCCCATACATACATTTTTCTGCGCGTACGAAGAGTTAAAAAGTTTACGATAAAAGGGTTACAATAACTATTTCATTCTCGCACTTCTACATCCCCATAGTTGTTGGGATTATACTTTTTTAGTGCGTTAAATATAAGGTTCAAGCGCGCCTTGCGTATAACATTGTCTGCAGTTTTTGCATAACCTTCCGGCTTGAAAAACATCTCATCGTTTTGTGAGATTTCCATTAGTTTTCCTATGTATTCAACGAAGTCATCATCGCTTATTCTATCGGGACTACGGGAAGTATTAAGCATTGCAACTTCTTTCAGATGAACGCAAAGGGCATACACATTTTCGAAAGTGCGTAACTCAAGAACCAAAACAATCACCCCTCC